CTAATTATTATCGCTGCTATCTTTTGCATTGTTTACCTCTCGCTTTTTACTATTCTCTTTATACTCTAGAACTACGTCCACCTTCTGCTGTAAACGTATTAAATCTTGGTCTAACATTCTGATTTGGTCAATCACTTTGATTAATGCAAAGTGTTGTTTTTCTATTTCGGGTTCTAGCTTATTGCCTACAAACCACCAAATATAATAGATGAAATATCCTAGTCCAACCATCATAACGATTGGGAATCCATAGTCATTAAGTATAGTTACTAATGTAGGGTCTGTATTTACTACAACGTCAATCTTATCCATATTAATCTCTTCTTACGTCGAGTTTACCGTCTTCTATAAAATTTTCTGCACGTGCAATACGTTCTATGTCGGGTCTCAATTCAAGTGCAGAGGAAACTAGTAAGTCTATCTTAATCATTTCGTTAGACATAGTTCTTGCACGGTTCTCTAATGATTTACAGAACATTGTTAACGTTTTTATATCGTCAACAACACCCTCAAGGATTTGTTTAATAACAGTAAAGATAAAGAAACCCATCACCATGCTTCCAGCAATTGGGGCTCCCACTTCACCTATCAATTCAAATATCTCATTCATGCAATTATTTATGTTTTTTGATTAGTTGTACGCGTAAAAAAGGGACGATGAACGTCCCTCTTTCCCAACTCGTGTAGAGTTATTTCAATTGTTCACGAATTTCGCTGATGACTGCAGCTTTTGCGCCAGATTTCTTAACCTTAAGGTTCTTCTTATCTGCAAGTTCTACTAGTTGGTTCTTAGTGAGTTTCTTTAACTCGGCAACACTTAGTATCTCTCTTGGCTTAGCTTTAGTTGAAGGTTTAGAAGCAACCTGCTTCTTCTTACCCTTTACAACGAAAAACAAGAATGCAACAGCAAGTAATGCTACTATAACTATTCCGTCCATAATGTTCTCCTAATTTTTTTATTTATCCAATAATGGATTCTTGTCTTTTGCTTTACCAATGGCAAGTGCAAAGACTTCAATGTATTTATAGCACTTCGCCCACATGGCGTCGTCCTTCGGTGTATCCGTCATCATAACTATCACTGAACATATTGATATGATTGCTGGTATCGCAGACATGAATGCCCAGACACTACTAATAAAATCCCACATAAGTTTCTCCTGTTTAAGTTAACAGAAGTATTTATCTATTTGGTACCACCAATAGAGTATTTAGTGGTCAATTTCCAGTTGGTCTTTTCTTTGTAAGGTATGATTTTGATTTGAGAAAGAGGTGCAGTGGGTTGTTCTATCTTAGCTGCATCAACTAAAGTGACGAGTTTCCATTGTTCTAGAAGCTTACAGATAGTATTACGTCTACCTATATCGGACTCATCTATGTTTGTAGGTTTACCATCGAGTTTGAATAACTCTTTGAAGTGAGTGATGTAGTACTTACCACGTTTGTGTAGAATGTGACATGATTGGAATAGTTCTTGCTCTCTTCTAGATGCAACACCTATGCGTGAAAGTGTCTCCCTAATCTTTAGGAAGTCGTCTTTTTCGGGGAAGGTTACCTCTACGAGGTCTTGTACTATTTTTTCTTGTGCATCATCCATTGCTATTACCACCAATATTCATTCTGTTCTTCAACTCACGTAATTGTTTATCAGATAAGAGAGTGTATAATTCTTTTGCTTCTCTTGTTGACATCTGATAATATTCTTTTACGACATCGAGTTTTTTACTAACGTATGGTTTAGACCATTTAGAAAATCTCTGTCGTTTTCGTAAAGTATTTAGGAAAAATACATACTGAAGACGGTTGTCTAGACCGTGGCGACAATTCATTTCGTTAGTAAAGAAAACAGAATCTTGGTGGTAAGACAAAGATTTGTTAATTAGGAATGGCTGATATGCTTTCTCTTCGATATCATCAACCATGATATCAGTTTTATCGGAAGAGACCGACTTAACAAAATCGAACGGATTTCGTTTCTGCATTTACTTTCCTGTGTTCTGTCCGAAAGCTGAAAGAAGGTCATCACCTTTAAGAGGTTCACCAAAGAATACAATTTCACCTGTCTCTTTAATCTCTCTCTTTACGACACCGCTGTTGTATTCGATGTCCAATACTGAACCATCGTTACCCCTAGTATCGTACCAGCAGGAAGTGAGTGCATGTGCATGGAGTGACTTAACACCTCTTGCCCATTCTTCTGCAAGGAGTAATCTCCTTTGTCTATCTACGACATCATCGTATTCACTCATTTGAATTTACATTCTCCCATGATTTCAGTAAGACAAGCAACAAAGTTTATCTCTGAATCCATTGCAAATGCAGCCTTATATTGATAGTCTGCAATTATTAACACGGCAGCTGGAATTGATTGGGGTTCCAATTTCTGTTCCAGTGCATTAAAAACTTTTCTGAATAATGTATTAAAATCATTATCAGAGTTTGAACCAACCCACTTTCTCATGGCAGACCAATTCTTTCCTTTGATATTATCTATCAAGGGGGTTAACTTCTCTTCGGAGAGAGTTGAAATTAACCCACTATCTATAACACCGCTCACACCGTAACGTTGAATCTCATTTAGACATCTTCGAAAGTCGGGGAAGAACTTCATAATAAGTTCTGCAAGGACACGTTCATCTGCCTGAATGTTTTCTAGTTCACAAATGTTTTTACATCTGAGTAACATCTGCTGTGCAAGTTTAGGTTTTTGTGATGGTGTAATACCAAAATCTATAACCGTAGTTCTAGAATGTAATGGTGGAATAATTCTATTCTTGTAATTACATGTAAAGATAAATCTACAGTTGGACGAGAAATCTTCAATGAATTTTCTTAAAGCTGGTTGAACTGAATCTGCAGATATGTAATCTGCTTCATCTAAGATAACGACCTTTGCACCACCCGATAATGAAACCGAGGATGCAAAGTTCTTAATCTTTGTTCTGAGTGTGTCAATCAATCGTCCTTCATCAGAACCATTGATTACTATAAAGTCTGCATTGAGTTCATTACACAATGCTTTTGCAACTGTCGTCTTACCAACACCTGCTGACCCACACAATAATAGGTTAGGCATCTCTCCGTTCTTTACGAACTCCTTAAAGGTTTCCTTAAGGTCTTTAGGTAGTATAGTGTCATCAATAGTTTGAGGACGATACTTTTCTACGTAGAGAAATTCATTCATAGGAGCAAACCCCCCGCCGGGTTTGCAGTGCCGTCCACCCAATGATGAGTGAGGACGACTCCCGCGTACATTGCAGAGACTGGCGCAATATTCACACTACTAATATATAGGTTATACATTGTATTTGCTATCTGGCTCCAGTGCAATAAAATACTCCAACTCTACATCTGCATTTTGAAAATGAGATATACCTTTTGATGATACTTGAACATCATAGTTACCATCTAGAATCTTAAGATTTTCCATCTTGAAATTCATCTCATAAGATTTTCCATTACTTTCTGCTTCTACGATTCTTGAGAACGTATTAGAAGTAGGACTCTTCTTATCTGTTACCACTAGGGTTACAGTAGTACCATCTGATTTAAGTATCAAATCGTTGACTCCTAATACCGCTGCAGCCTTCTTCAAATCTGTCAACAATGTTGACGTTACTTTGAATTCGATTTCTGCTGCTGGCATAGTTATCAGTTTGTCGGGTGCCGTTACCATACCTTCCGCTGCATAGAAATATGCAAGTGAAGAGTTGTTGTCTGCCACAGACAATGACGAATCATTGAATTGGAAGTCGGGGTCATCCATTAAAGATGTTGCACCTAAGAATTCTGGCAAGTTGTAGATACTGAAGTCTTGAGGGAAATCCTCAGCCACAGTTGCTACTGCAAGAATGTTTTTCATATTGGAAATAGTTTCCAGTTTGTTGCCTGTTTTGACTCGAATGCCCGAGTTGATTGTTGAGAAGTTCTTTAGAACATCTTTCGTATCATTACTAATTTTCATCACTAGTTAGTCTCCTTATAATTATCGTGATTGTACAAAGCAAGGAATCCATAATGAATTACCTTGAGAAGGTCAGCACGATTATAACCACCCTTCTTGCCATATCGTTGTGCATATTTCATCACATTCCCGATACAGAATCCTTCACCGTGGCCACCGTCCATGATAAATTCAGTTGCCTGAAACTTATCTTTGGAATAATGTTCACCGTATGTTTTGTCAACATAGAGTTTGAACTCCTTAAGGAGTTCTTGCTCATTGTATTTGTAATCTATTCTATTAGTCTTACTCATGTTACTAGTATACTCCTAGTAGTCCGTATCGTCAATAGGGTTTTCAGAACTATCTTCAGCATTCAAGTCGATGCCTGCATCAATCTTGGAGTAAAGGTCAAGGATTGAATTCCTAGTCTCTTCATCGAACCTAGAGATACACATTGTGATTGACTTGAGTTTGTCACCAAACATTCTGAATGCATTCACTATGTGAACCAACCTTCTTGTAGTCACAACATCATCGATACCACCTTCGTAATATGTTTTTCTAATGATGTCTGCCCAGTCAACTAGTTTCTCGACGAACTCTGAATCAACTTCACCAGTCAACTCCATTTCTTTTGTAAGAATCATCTTTTCAGTTTTCACTGGTGGATATTCTTGTTGCATCGTGATTGCAAATCTTTCCAACATTGCCTCATTCATAATCTGAGTACCGATGAATTTTCCATCATCAGAACCTTGACCTTTTGTGTTTGCAGTTGCAAGGATTGTAAAACCTTCTTTAGGTGTAACCCACTCACCAGTTTTCTTGATAAGGTATCCTTTACCTTCAAGAACTGATTGTAAGCACATTAATTTGTTGCACCCTAAGTCCACTTCGTCAAGAAGTAACACGGCACCTTTTCTCATCGCTTTGATGACTGGGCCTTCTCTAAACATTACGTTACCGTTAATCAAAGTATGACCACCCATCAAATCATCCTCATCAGTTTCGATGGTGATGTTGACCCTGTAAAGTTCTCTCTTAAGAGTAGCACAAGTTTGTTCAATCATCAATGTTTTTCCGTTACCACTCAGACCAGTAACAAATACTGGAAAGAATATTTTGGACTTAATGATGTTCTTGACATCTTTGAAATGTCCAAAGGGAACATAGTTAATCATTTTCTCGGGAATGATTTTAACACCATCATCAAGAAGATTGACACTTTGTGTCTGTGCAGCCACTGGCATATTACTTGGGGAAGCAATTGAAACCACTGGGGCTGGTTTGGAAACACTGACAGGAACTTCAGAACCATCTGAGTATCCACCATTGTAACCTGTAATAACCGCTTGAAGATTGTACAACAAAGGCCCAGTGTCTTGGGTCTCTTTGAAGTTATACTTCGAGGATTTTATCCATGAAGGGAAATATCCATCAAAGGCATCTTTGAGTTCTTTCCTTCCAAAGGATTCTTGGTTAGGGAATTTGTTGACAAGTTCTCCCAAGAACTCCACCCTATCGGGTGTGTAAGAAAATTTCTTACCGTTTACGTCAATTGAATTTATCATAGTCTCTCCATTATTATCAATTTGTTTTTTCATTATATACATAGTATATCAAATAGCCGTGGGCATTGTCAAGGCTTCTATTTCAGCGACTCGAATCTAGTTCCCATCTTCTCTATACATTTGATTACACCTTTCTTATTTCTTTCAGTCAAATAGTTCTCACCTTTGTTGACCCAAATTCTAAATGCAAAACATTCCTTCTCTTCGGTTTTACATTCATTAATCTTTGGACAATTGTGGAAGGTGCATGGGGCAGGCCCAACATCCATCACTGCATCAGCAAACTTTGAATAATCTGTATTGTGATTAATGTAATATGCTTCGTCTACTCTCATTGGTTCTCTCATGATATTTCCTTTATAAATTCATTTGTTAAAAATCTTGATGTGGTTTTAGCTTTCTGATTTCTCTTGAAGGCTGCCATCACTTTTGACTTCTTGGCATCGACCAAGTCATCTTGTAATTCATCCGAACCATCGACACCAAGTGAAGAGGTTGCAGTTAAAAACATTTTGTTATATCCGTGGCAGTCGACTACTAAACCATTCTTTCTAATCTCACCCCAAAGTTGTCTGTCATTGTCCCACCATGTATCTTTTAAACTAGTGTAACCCATGATGTCGTGCATGTCTCTTTTCTTATCAAGAACAAAGTAACCAGTCACAACCACGTTGCAAGTTTTACCTAACCAAGATAATATGTTCTGAGTTCTTTTGAAAGCATTGTCATGCCTGCTGTAGCCTCTTTTAGTTTCTTTAAGTGGGAAGACTTTGTTATCATAAGGGTCTAGAATTTCTACACACTCACTGACATCCCATGCATACTCTATAC